GAATATACACCGTTGAAAGATTTGAAGCCTAACGAGTATAATCCAAAACAGATGAGTGAAAAAGAGGCGGAAGATTTAAGAAAATCAATTTTAGAATTTGGAGTAGTTGACCCTATTATTGTAAATAAAGCAAAAGGAAGAGAAGGAATAATTATCGGAGGACATCAAAGATATAAAATATACCAAGAATTGAATTATAAATTAGTGCCAGTGATTTATTTAAATATCTCGGACCTAAAAAAAGAGCGAGAACTTTGCTTAAGATTATCAAAAAATACAGGTAGTTGGGATTATGATTTATTAGCAAACTTTGATGAAGACCTATTGCAAGACGTAGGATTTGAGAGTGAGGAACTCGATGATATTTTTGGATTAGACATTGATGAAGAATTTGATGTAGAGAAAGAACTTGAAAAAGTATTAAAAGATGGTGCAAAAAGAGTAAAAGATGGAAATATTTGGCAATTGGGTGAGCACAAATTAATTATAGGAGACTGCACAAATCGGGAGAATTGGGAGAGGCTATTAGGAAACGAAAGATTCTATTTTCTCTTTACGGACCCGCCGTATAAGATAGCTTATACTGAAAGGACAAGGAAAGTTAAAACAAAGAATGGAGCGAAACTTAAGAAAGACAGAACTTATTTAAGCACCGGCAAAACTGACCGTAAAGGACGGTTTAAGGGATGGGTTAAGACCAAAAATGGTTTGGGATATCGACAGCAAAGAAGTTATCCAGGAGTAGAAAAAAGAGGCGGAGTTCCTGAATACGATGAGTGGTTATCGCTTGCTAATGAATTCCAGAACCCTCAAGGCGTAAATGTAATGGTTTTTGAAAATTGGAGAAACACAGTTCAGTTATGGCAAGCAATAGAAAAATACTGGAAAATAAAGAATATGGTAATTTGGTGGCTGCCGAATAGACACCAGGGATTTTCGAAACCATATAGATTTTTTAATAAGTACGACATCGCACCGCTGGCCGGAGAAGGAGAATTAAACGAAGAATATGAAGAAGAATTAGAGGAGTTCCTACAAGGGAAGGGAAGTAAATTAATAGAGCAATATGCAGTCTCAATTTATGGACAAAAGGGGGATAGTGAATGGTTTGGGCCAGGGTGGAGTAAAAAAGAAAAAGAAGAAAAAGGATATTACCAAAAAATAAAAGGGTCTCGTTGGGCGAAAGTATCTGACCATATTACTGCGTCAGCAGAAACAGGGGCATCAAGTGGACAAAGTGTAGTATTCGGCAGAAAACCAATTCAAATTTTGGTGCCTTACATTAAGATACTGTCACCAAGGCATGGAATAGTAATGGAGCCATTCGCTGGCTCTGGTTCAACGATAATTGCTTCTGAAATTATGAAGAGGAAATGTAGAGCAATTGAAATTGAACCTATCTACGCAGAAGTAATATTAGCAAGATGGGAGAAATTTACAGGGAAGAAGGCAATAAAATTAAAATGAAATTAGCTGTGACAGGCAGTAGGAATTTTAAAAATTATAAAGTGATGAAAAAAGTTTTAATGAAGTATAAAATAGAGGAAATTGTTTCTGGAGGAGCAAAAGGTGCAGATACTTTAGCAGAGAGATTTGCTGATGAGCACAAAATTAAGAAGGTAATATTTAAGCCGGATTATGCTAAGTATGGGAAGAAAGCTCCCTTAATGAGAAACAGACAAATCGTAGATTATGTAGATAGAATGATAGCGTTTTGGGACGGAAAATCAAGAGGAACAAAATACACAATAGATTATGCAAGAAAAAACAGGAAGAAAATCAATGTTATACAAAGTAAGAAGGAATAAGAGGACAGGGATTTATTTTGTGTTTAACTATACCCCTAAGGCGAATCAGTTCTTTGGAAAGGATTTCAACCCTAATATATATAATTTTAAGTTCTTTGGACATGGCATAGAAGAATTTAAGATAATTGTCAGGTGTATGGTGGAAATACTCGAGTGTGACACAAGCGTGGGAATCCCGAGCTCTGAAATTGAAGAAAATAATATTCAGAAAATCTGTAAAAGGGAGATAATGCTAATTCCGCAATATAAAAGACTTGCTAGGCATAATCATCATCAGTTAATATTAGGGGAAGAAAAGAAGAGACTAAAAATAGAGAAGAAAAAAGATTTTGAGCGAATTTTATTGGTAGACGACATAGTGACCACGGGGAGAACAATGAGAATTTATAGAGACATTTTGACTTCAATAGGAACTAAAGAAATAGAGATGTTCTGTTTCGCTCATAAAGCTGGAGAGGCGGAAATAAAGCATGCAATTTGTATAAGAGATAATTTTGAATTTGATATAGAGCTCGATAGAGACTTTAATTTAGATATTAGTGAAGTATCATAATAGACAAAAGAAATAGTTGCGATGAAAAAGAAGATTAATAGAGGAACAAGATGAAACCTTACAAATCTGACGAAATGGCTCGATTTTTTGAAGTTTATAAGAAAAAAGCTTGTAATATTACGGCAGCTTGTGATGCAGTAGGTATATCCCGGGAGACGTACTATAAATGGCGCAAGGAAAAAGAATTTGACGACAAATGTAAAGAAGTGGAAGAAAGTCTTGTTGATATGGCTGAAGTGCAGCTTATAAAGAATATTAGGGACGGCTCTCAAAGGGCAGTGGAATTTTTTCTTAAAAACCGTGCAGGAAATAAGTGGAAAGACAAAATTGAACAAAAATTCTCCGGTGATTTAGATATAAAAGTAATATCAGCAGTGCCGCGACCTTCAGATGAAGATTGACCTTTCTAAAATTTATCAACCTATAGAGAAACAAAAACTTGCTCACTCATCAAAGGAGCGTTTTTGCTTCTTTGGTGGTGCGATGAGAGGGGGAAAGTCAGTTTGGGGTTGCAATGAGGGATTACAGTTATCTTTAGATTATCCCGGTAATAGGGGTTTAATATGTAGATGGGAGCTATCCTCATTAAAGCGAACCACTCTTAAAACATTATTTGAATTTTTACCCTCCGAACTAATCAAAAATCATAATAAAAGCGAGGGAGAAATAGAGCTTATTAATGGCTCAGTTATTTTTTATATGGGGCTTAAATCATCTAAATCAATAAATGCTTTAGAGCGCTTGAAGTCCCTTGAACTAGGATGGTTCTTTATAGATGAGGCTACGGAGGTAGAAAAGAAATACTTTGACCTGTTAAAAACAAGATTGTCTTTAAAGCTTCCTAATGGAAGGCATCCTTACTATCGAGGTCTTTTAGCGAGTAATCCCGAACCGGGCTGGGTTAGAGAAACTTTTATTGACCAGAAATTAGATGACCACATTTTTATACCAGCATTGCCTAAAGATAATCCTCATCTTGACCCTAACTATATTGAGAATTTAACAAAAGACCTTCCCTCTGAAATGATAAAGAAATATTTAGAGGGTTCCTGGGATGTTATTGAGGGCAATGATTATGTCTTCCCTTACTCTTTAGTGAAGCAAGCGGTAGAAAGAAAATTGGAGAGAACAGAGCCTAAAGAAACGGGCATTGACATAGCAAGATTTGGAGGAGATAGTAATGTTGTTGCAATAAGAGAAGGGGCAGTTGTTAGAATTGTATATGAATCTAAATATCAAGACACTATGAGAACTGCCGGAGAAATTGGGTTAATCTTAGAAAAAGAGAATCCCTCTATCTCTAAGATAGATGCTGTTGGCATCGGAGCTGGCAGTTTTGATAGGTTAAAAGAGCAAGGTTTTAATGTAGCTGAAATCATAGGGGGGTCTTCTCCGAGAGACAAAGAGCGGTTTTATAATGCACGCTCTGAAAATCATTGGGGTTTTAGAGAAAAGTTAGAAGCTGGATTAGTTGATTTACCTAATGATACCGAGCTTATTAGTGAGTTATGCGGGATAAAATATAAGATTATGAGTGATAGACGTATTAAGGTTGAGTCTAAAGAGGAGATGAAAAAAAGGGGATTAAAGTCTCCAGATAAAGCTGATGCAGTAATTATGTCTTTTATCGGTCAAGGAGCAAAAAGAAGAGATGTTCCCGCTTCCAGAGTGTTTAAGATGAGAGGATATCCAAGAAATGTTCAGCAAAGATTAAGAGGATGGAAAATGACGGGAAGACAAAGACCACGTTTCATTAAACCTAGATAGAGACATTTGCTTTCAAATCATATCAATTAAAAAAAGGGATTGTCTGATTTTTGAATAAGAAAAAAAGAGAAATATAGAGTTTTGAGAATGTATATAAGTGTATATCCTTGTGAGAAAAGTGACCCAAGGAAAAACTTAACCATTTCCTGCCCAGATAAAGATACTCGATTTAAAACCACGTTAACTGAGAATGGACTTAAAAAATTCAGGGAGCATATTCTTAAATTCTACAACCTATACATAACAGACAAAAATCTTGATGATTAAAGCCTCTTAGAAAAGATATTATTTTTACATTAATTCCTGAACTGGTAAAATAAGGATAAAAGCGGAAAGAACTTCAAGGGTCAAAATGGTGCCTTGTGCCATATCAAGTTTTAAGGTATTTGAGAGGAGTCAAAAAAGACAGTAGGGAAATCCTACGTCTTTGCTTGTAAACTCCTAAAATAGGGGCGTTTCTGAGGTGATTTGGGGAGATTTTTAAGAAAGTTAAAGGCTGAAAAATACTTCATCAAAGAAAACTAATAGAGGGAGAAAAGATAGCTTTTTAGGAAAGAATTAAAAGAGAGTCCCCGAGATTATTGGGGAAAGAATTATCTTTATCGAAGATAAGAGGAAATATCCCCGAATGAGAAAAAGAAGGTTGAGAAGGTAAATTTAGTAAACATAGAACTGGTTTGAAAAACAGGGCTTTAAGTAAAGCTTAATATGAGCAAGTAAAAAAGGCAAGGTCTTATTGATCGGCTCACTCAAGGAAAGTACCTGTATGGGCTTAATATGAAGCCTTTTTTAAGGGCAAATCCCCCCAAATCCTTATAAATAGAAGATAACTTAAAATTAGGACATTTTTAGGGGGGGGGATTCTTTCTTGCCTAAACAAAATAAAGGGTAAATCTTAGGGGATATGGGGGTAAGAATGAGACAATTTATTAAGGCTAAGAGTTAGTTTGACATTCCTATCTTTTGCTTAATACAAGTTTTCATATTAAATAGGTTTAAAACTTGACAAAATTTATTAAATAGGCTATAATAGTATAAAGTCATTTTGAGGAGCAGCACAAATGGAGAGACTACTAACAGTAAATGAAGCCGCAAAAATACTAAGGCTTAATTCTGAAACAGTAGCAAGATATATTCGGGAAGGCAAAATCTCTGCGGTGAAGCTTGGAAGGGTTTGGCGAGTAGAAGAGAAGGATTTAGAGGAGTTTATCAGAGAAAGGAAGCGAGAAATGAAGAAATGAAAGCAATAGGGTATGTTAGAGTTTCAACGAAGGAGCAAGCAAAAGAAGGTGTATCCATAGCTAATCAAATAGAAAGAATAAGAAGTTACTGCAATTATAAAAGTTATGAGCTTATAGAAGTTATAAAAGACGAGGGTATCTCTGGAGGAAAAAACAAGGATAGAGAAGGCTTTGTTAATCTTTTAAATTACGTAGACCAGAACGGTTTTGATGCTATAGTTTTGTACTCCCTTGAGCGAATCTCCAGAGATATGCTTACTCTCCTGTGTTTAGAGAAACTTCTAAACGGGCATAACATTGAACTTCATACGGTAGAAGGAGAGATTGATACGGCCACTCCAGATGGGTTTATGAGCTTTGCAATGAGGGCATTCTTAGGAGAAATGGAAAGAAGACAGGTTAAATATAGAACAAAAAAAGCAATGGAGTATAAGAAGCAGAAAGGAAAGGTTGTAGGTCAAGTTCCCTATGGATATGAAAGAGAAGGGGATGACCTTATTCCTAATGAGAAGGAACAAGAGATTATAAGAGTGGTTAATAGACTGTATCAGCAAAGAAAAGGGTTATCTCTAATAGCGAGGAGATTAACTGAATTAGGATATAAAACGAGGCAAGGGAAGGACTTTAAGGCTCAGCAGATTAAGAGGATTATCAAAGAATATGAACCTGTTTATTCTCGTAATGGGAATAAAGCAGGAGAGATAAGAAAATTCATTCTTTCCATCGCTTAAATTAACACACGGGTCGGTGTGTGAATCGCCCTGTCGGTAATGTCAAAGGTTTTATGAAAGAATAGGAGACAAGGATGAAAGTAAAGAAGCAGAAGAGATGAGACTTCAAAGCAAATTTGCTATAGCGTCAATAATTACTGTCCTAGTTACAATCTTTTCTTTACAAGGATTAGCTGAAGAGGTAGAGATTCAAGGATGGGACAAGGCAAGGCTTGGAATGTCTCCAGAGGAGTTAAGAGGGGTTTATGCAGAGGAAGAAGAATACTTCAAACCAGATGCTTTCTGGCAAGAGCAAAAGGAAGACAAATTCTCCCATGTTCCTTATACCCTTGTTACTTCTAAACTAAACGTGCTTGAGCAAGGAGGAACGGTGATTCTTTTCTTTGTAAATGATAGGTTGTTTGAGATTATCGTGACGATGGGGGGATACCATCCCATAAGAGTGATAGACTTTGTGCCTGGTGAGCTTATCCGCAGGTGGGAAGAAGGAAAATCAAAAGGAACAATGCCCCTGGAGGAACGAAAAAGAAGAATGATGGAAGCGCGGGAACAATTGAAATTAATGAAAAAAGAACGACAGTTCGCTTATTCTTTTGAACTCAATCTCCCTTCTGAACTTCTTACTAACAAATATGGAGAACCTTCTATTATAGAGTACTATGACGGGGCAATTCACAGGTGGGATGATGAAAAAGGTAATATTCTTCTTTTAAGAGATTATGTTCCTCTCTCCGCAGATGAACCTGAAAGACCTACTCTTAATTATTTCTTTATTATAACATACACCAGTAGAGAATTAATGAACTTATGGACGGCAAAAATAGAAAAATGGGAAAAGGAGCGCAAAAGCATCACAGAGAAAGGCATAGAGGTTTTTTAGGTAATAGCTGTAAAAAGTGGAGGATGTAAGCGAATCCCACTAAAATATCTCGAAAGATAACAGTTCAGGAGAAAATTACTAAAGTATTTTTGACAATGTTGAGGCAGCTTGAGAGGAGACGGGGATGAATGTTTGGGAGCTAGCTCTTCTCTGTTTATGCTGGCTGTATTTAATGAGGAAGTCTATGCTGACTTTCCAGAGGTGCTGATGAGAGTTGGGTGGAGAAATTTTATTAAGACTCTTTGAAGAGGAAAAAATGAAAACAAAGGGAAAATGTATTTACTGTCCAAAAATGGCTGATACTGAAGATGAGATTCCTTCAAGGAATCTATTCCCCGAGGGTATAGGCCCAAAAGAATACATTAAGGTGCCAAGTTGTAGAAAATGCAATCAAAGGTTTTCTCTTGATGAAGAGTGGTTCAGGTATTTTGTCTGCAGTATAGCGGAGTCATATTCATTTTATGCTAGACAAGTATTCTTTTCGCAAGGGAAAAGGTCTATTCAAAGAAGGCCCCAAATAGGATTTAAACTAAAAAAGCGAATGAAATTGGTTAAAATTCATACAAAAAGTGGGCTTTATTTAGGCAAAGCGACATCAATCAAGCCTACGGAAGACGATTGGCAAAGATTCGATAACGTCTTAGATAAATACATAAAAAGTTTAGTTTTTTACGAATTGAAGAATATTTTACCTGGTGAATATAATATAAAACACGACATATTCTTAACGAAAGACCGTATTCCAAACATTATGCCGAGAATCAAGAATTTTAAATGGAATATTGTTAACAAGGACATCTTTAGATACGGCTTTAATTTTGTCCCAGGGTCCTATAAATCTGTTTGGATAATAGTTTTTTATAATTCAGTATCTTGCGAAAGTTTAGTTTTTAAGGCAGAAGATATTAAATATTTTGGGAATCCAGACAATCAAAAAAAACAGGGGTAAAATCTTGTTATTGAGAAAAAGAAAAATACTTATTTTGACCTTTATGTTAGGTTTGTTTTTGTTTTTCTACAGCCCTTCCTTTGCTGAAATTAGGATATTTTTCTCTCCCAAAGGTGATAGGACAGAGGAAATCATAAAGCAAATCAATAGTGCTCAAGAATATATTGATATAGCTATATACTCTTTTACCTATGAACCAATAGCTGAAGCAATAGTTAGAGCGAAAAACAGGGGAGTTGAAATAAGGATTCTAATGGATAAAGGACAATCTCAAGGTAAATCCTCAAAATACAAATTCTTTTTAGATAATGACATAGCTATTATACAAGATAGACACACAGGAATAATGCATAATAAAATAGCTATTATAGATGGAAGGATATTATTTACTGGTTCTTATAATTGGAGCAAATCCGCTGAGGAAAGAAACGAGGAGAACCTTTTAGAATTCATAGATGAGGAAGAAATAATTGAAATTTATCAGGAAAGACTAGATTACCTCTGGGAACACAATAAACCTTAAAAGAAGTAAAACAAAAAGATGGAGTTTAGCTCTTCCTGAGGAAGAAAGGCAAGGAGGATTATAATGACTGCCACAGAATGGATTACATTAGCTCTCGCAATGTTGACCGGTATATATGTTGCGCTTATTTTCATACAAATGAAACGGTTTAGGAAGTTTACATTGAAACAAATCCGGTATCAGGTAGAAGGAGACATAACTCAACTTCGATTAAAGAGAGCAGAATTTTTGGATAAAGGTGATAAAAAAACAAAAGACGGAAAATCAGCGATGGATATTATCAACGAGAGGGAAGAACAATGCAAAAAAACAGTTTGTAGAGTAGTAAAAGAATTGGGGAACCTAGATAAAGAAGATAACTGGGTAACTGACCCTAAGTTAAATTGGGCTGAAAAGACTTTTCACGGATTAGTTTTTGTTTTTGGGATTCTTCTTTTGATTATTGTATTGAAGTTACTTTGGGACGTTGGTCACAGGGATATTCAAGGAGCGGGGTCTATAGCTTTAATAGTGGTATCCATGTTGCTTGTTATGTTTAGCTTCTTTTGCATATCTGGACGAGGAGTAGATATATTAGAACAACTCAGAAAGAAAATAATAGTCGCAGAGTCTATCAAACTATGGGGATTTGTTATTATAGGTTCCTCCAAAACCAAGAAATGAGAAAGGGGACAATAGCTAAGCCAAAAAAAGATAAGTGTCTTATCCTTAGCCTTAGACAAGAAGATAAATACGTATAACTGTCATTTAGAATATAAAGAATTTTGAAAAATCGGGATTTTATAATGGTTGATAGAAAAAAACTTGAGTAGAAGCTCAAGCAGGCACTTTCTTGGGGTAGGATGACCTATTGACCGGAAAATTAGGACTGCTCTATCAAGAGAAGTTAATCAATCCAGTTGTGGGATAAGGGAAGGTAGATGTTTTCGAGAACTGACGCTTTAAGAATATTCGTGCTAGGTTAGTAGGAG